TTTGCTCTACGGTTCCCGTCTGCAAAGTTAATAAATTCACGATAATTTCAGTAAAAAACACGTCAGATATAAATCTGACGCCAATCTTTTTTAAAGATTAGAAAACTCTGAAAGTTCATGATTTATATTTTGCAGTGGTATTTACTTGACCTTCTTCCATTGGAAGGCGCTAATGACGACCGTGCCGCCCATTCACACACATTATCCAGCCAGACCTCAAATTAATGGTTAGTCAGCCAGTTTGTGCAAACGTTTTAGAATGCTTTAACATTGTGATGACAATCAATACGTCCAGTTTTTCAGGACTGCCTTATGATTTCATCACTCTTTGTGTATCTATCACGGATACACACGTTGGGAGGATACCACTCCCTGTGGTTTGAATTTACACGTTCAATACATCGTGCTTCATATATTTAACGAGCTTGAAGTAGCTCAAAGCGTAACCTAATTGGCTACGGGTATAGAAGGGTAATAAAACATCGTTGGCACATTTAAAAAGAAAACAGGTGACCAATCAGTGCCTATAGCAGCATATTGTAATGCAACCACAGCAGTGTTTGTCGCATTGGCCATTACTGATAATTTAGTATTTAAAAAACCAGAAGCCGAATCATCAGGTGACGTTCCGGCTAAACCACTATTCCACTTTATGCTTGGGGAATTAAATTTATATTGTGAATACCAAGCTGATACAACAGCCAAACCGTTATTTGTATTGGTGGACGTAATAACAACTCCAGCCTGATTATTAGTAGCATAACCATTATTAATACTAATACCCCCAGCACCAGCTGCATATAGTGTTCTCATGGATGAGCCACTACCTGTTAAGGTTAAGTAATTGAAAATTGCATTATTAATAAATGAAGTGCCTTGATTGCTTCTTCCAGTGGAAACATGTATTGGGGCGAGGGTTCCTGAAACTGGTGCACACACCCAATTTATCGAACCTCTATAACCTACAAAGGCAGCACTCACCCAAGTTATGGGGTGTATAGTACACCATCCATACAACTTAACAGTAGTCCCGTCTGATAATGCTTTGGCAGAATAACGACCATTTGGATCAAAACCCGCTGGAGGAGGCATACGATTATAATTTTGTTGAAATGTAGCTAAAGCTCCTGAAGTACTACCAGTTGCAAATGTGTCACTAAAAGATAAAGAAGTACGACGCAATAATTGACGTACACTAAGAACTTTCTCACCCATATTTACTAAAAATATATTATCATTATTACCACCAGTGCTATTACCTGGTATGATAGTCTCACAAGGAGTACTTTCATATGGACTAGACTGAGGAATAAAAGGATAAAATTGTCTAGCGTTTAAATCAGCTGGAGCACTGAAAACCACATTATCAGCAGCACGAACACTTATCAAGACGGAAATATTAGTGCTAGCAACAGGGCCTGTTAACGAATTAACGATTTTCATAACTAAAGAACCATTAGTGAAACCAGGACTATGTAAGAAATTAGCAGTGGAATTACTAGTAGTCCAATTTTGTGTATTAACACTAAAATTTTGACACCATGCTAAAGCCTGATTATATGGAATTCTAAATTCAACATTAGTATCTTTACTCAGATCAATAATCTCATTAAAACAAGCTGCTTGTGTGGCAGCAGTGTTCGCAATATTCTGACTTGACCCACCTGCAGGATCCCAGATAACACGTAACCTACCACGATGAAATTGTGAACAAATTGGACGAATGCGAAAAATAATATCACCACGCCAATAAGAAAAAAGTTGGGAAACCCAAGCCATAGGCGTCATTTGTATAGTCTGTGCGCCGGTAATACCAGGATATGCTGTTATTCCATATAAATTTGGTGAGACGCCAGAATTAAACAAGATAGTGTCAGCAGCATCTGAAGCATTCCAAGTGCATGACGTTAAGTAGGATTCTTTACCAACTAAACTACTTATTTCAAGCTCATCAATAGGAGAAACTCCACAAACACGCGGATCTATAGAAACTTCGTTCTTGGGATCTAAGGTTAATTTAGACATTGGAAAACTAATTTCAGTACTAGCCAGATTCGGGTACGGCGATGGTCTATATGGTTCCACATTACTAATAACTGGAGGATTAGAGAAGCCAAATTTTGATGCTATGCTCGCAATAGTACCTGCACCCATACGAGTAGCCGTCATAAAAGGGCCTATATAAGGTACACGTGTTAATTTACCTGCTGCAGCTGCGACTGCACTTGCAATTGTTGACACAGGCTTATCCGAATATTCATCCGACTGCAACATTAAACCAATACTTGGACCACTCAATTGAACATTTTCAGCCCATGCATATACTGTAATAGGAATACCTGTACCACTAACACCATTTGCAGATTGTAGTGTAGTGTAATTTACTGTGGTAATGGATCCCATATTAGCAAATTGTGAAGCATCGATAGTTGGCAACCACTGTTGATGATATAAGAAAGGTAGAGTCATTTCTGCCCCTTCATTATTTTGTGCATAGATCCACACATGTGGACGTTGTGAATAAGGAATCAAGTGTCCTAAAGAAGTATCAGTCACAATCGTTGATGGATTAAACGTCGTCATAGGTTGATAAGTAATCATTTTTGCTCCATAATAAAAAGGTGAAGCATTAACCATAATCTTTAATTTTAGATCACAACGCAGGAAAGCATAATTTGTTAATTTGCGCTGTATAATAGCATTAGAAAAGAAAAGAGACCAAGGATTAAAAGTGACGTCAACACCAACAGAATCTGATTCCAACCACGTAGATTGATATATTTGAACAGGACGTGACAAAAACTCAGCCAATCCACAATCTTGAGTAGCATCTTGTATAGCTGTAGGATCCAAGATACTAGCCATGCCGCCTCGCGAGCTTTCTGTAGTATCCAAAAAACCGACAACTTGTTCTGTCGTATTTGTAATTGGGGCAAGTTCATCAGAGCCGATAATATCGGCTTGGGGAACTAAGTGAGAAGGATCCTCCTTCTCATAGGACATTGGTTTTGGTACCAATGCACAACCTTGTTGCATTCCACAGTGCAACTCCTCATTATTTGTTTTGGAAACTATGTTTAAGAGAGGAGGGTTAGTCAGACCACATCCACAATTTGCTTCTATATTACTCTGAAGTTCGAAGTCAATATCTTCAGAGGAAGATCGTACCCAGAGGGTAGAATCCCAAAACCTAGCACGTAAAAATTCGTACGTAGGTAAGGGTTGGTTGGAGGTGAAAGCATGTAAATCGCATTCATTGATAATTTCTTCAATCATTATCTTTTTCTCCAAGAAAACAGTTTTACCATAATAAAACCATTCTTCCAAGGCACTGCTTAAATTTATATAAGCTTGTGCACGAGGGGATATTGTTTTGCTTGTAACACAAGCGAGAAGTCTTTTAGTTATGGAAGATTCCTCAAGGGGTGCAACTATAGCACCTACGTCTTTATCGTATTTAAAAGTGCGCTTTAAAAAAGAAATATCATCGATAGTGACGAAAGGTACAGAAGCACTAGTTTTATCAGCCATAGTATATACAATACCTATATTAGCTAATTCTTGCTGCATAGCTGTATGATTAAAGAAAGTACACTTAGTTGAAACGCCCATAATATTATCATCACCATATACCATAAGATTAACACATTCTTCAAAACCATCTGGTTTACTAAAACATTCATGCTTATCATCTTGTATATAAAAATCAGTTAGTTGGAATATATCATATTTAGGACAAGTATCGAATCCAGCTCGCTGTTCAAGTACATCGAAAGCGTATCTAACGTATATACAATTAGCAATACCATTAATAATAACAGTTAGGGGATGACCCGAAGGATTAGAGCCCAAAAATTCCAAAAGATCATTGAAAAAATTAGTAGTGGGAAAACTAAGATCTTGGATAATAGCATCAATAACTAAAAGTTGATCATCAGTGTAACCAGCTATTTTACACAAGCACCTTAGAATCATAAAAGCTTCTTGTATAATCATAGCTAACATATTTTTATCAAATAGTTTGTAGTCACCAGCAATAATTCTAGCAAATCCAAATTCGGTTATATATTTGTGTAAAGCCTCCCATTCCGGACTTTGAGCAACCATGCCTGGCGCATTTTCAAAAATATATTTATTATTTTGCATCAAAATAACTGTGGAAAGTAAGAATTTACGCATAACCAAACTAAGTGGAAAATTCGCAATACTAAAAACGCGAGTCTTACAATCGTTAATTTGTTTTCGAGACTTAACTTCATCTTTCAAGCAAGCGTTAAAGATAGAATGACTACGTTCACCTTTAAGAGCATTAGCAACATAATCTTCAACCTGTTGCCAAATCTCAGGTAAAGCATCAACATGCTCTGTACCAGGTGGTCCAGCAATAGGAAAAATATAATGTCGCTTGCTCTTATTATATGGAAAACCAGCTGAAGTATTACGGTTCATTTTATCACAGTATTTCACGCCAGCTATACCATTAAGAGTCGCAGCATCAGAAAGCACGCGCATACGTTTAATTTCCTTCTTATCAATCTTACGTAATATCTTCAATAGATAGCGAGCACTAGCTCTTTTAAGACGTGGTGTTTCTACCAAAAAAGTGGGATTACATAAATCAGTTAGTGCTTTAACTTTGGGTTGCCAACCCATAGCAGGCGGACCATAATCACCAGTTATACCTTTAGCCATCACGGCGGAAGCAATAATAGTAGGGACAACACTAGATTTGGCGTGGGCACGCCACCCAACAACAGCACCTAAAACTCTAGCTGAACCATTTTCAATATAATTAATTTGTGAGTTTTTTGGCAAATCAGTAGTACTAGTAACCTTTATACTTTGGCTTGATAAATTTGTGGTTCCTTTACTAATTTTGCTGTATCTATTAGGTGTTACATATTGCGCTATATCATCTTGTGTAATTTCTATAGTATAAACTTGTTTTTCTGATGCTAAACAATGAATACCTAAAATAATCGGACCAGCTTCAGAATCCACTACCATTGGACTACCACAAGTTCCACTAACCGTATTAACAGAAACATAACCTTTCCACATATTTGATTTTATGTTAAAATCAGTACTTTTATGTACAATATGTTCGTCTAATGCAATTTTGTGGATATTGCTAATAGTATGGATTCGTCTATTTCCTAATTTATCGATGATTGGATAACAACCCTCAAACACACCTTGTAGTTTAGAACCAGGTAGATATGGCGTAAGATCATATACAGGTGGCAAATTACGCATAGTTATAAAGGTTAAATCACGTTCTGAAACTGTTACTAAATCCTCTCTACAAATAATTATTTCCCTTATATTATTAGAAATACCTGTCGGTCTATTCTCAAAAATTAATTTCATATAAAATTTTTCAGCTACAGGTAAGGTGTGGGTATTTACAACCCAAACATTACCTTTAAGACCTAACATCATGCCACTAGAGCCTTTACGCACGATTCCCGTATCTTTCTCAGTAAAACAAGCTATACGGACAATACCATTAGAAACACGCTTCATAAGTTGTTCACTCTTTGTAGAGAAAACTTGTTGACTTAAATCAACATTAGAAACTCTATAATTATCATGAAAATAAAAATTTTTTGTAGGAATGATATCAGGTTCAATTTCCTCTCCTTTCATTGCAGCTATAACATTAGGTTCGCTTTGTGCTTGTTTGTTATCAGTAGCACAATGATGGTAGGCTCGAATTGCATCAAGCGTTGCAGATTCTTCTGATTTCTCCTCGCTTGGAAATAATTGTTTAAGTAAAGCATATGAACCCCAAATGGCTATCAAAGAAATAGTAATAGTGGACATACAAGCGGGTAAGTTTATATTAGATTTAATTTTACCAGAAGCCAATTTTAACATAAGTAAGGAGGATGTACCAGGGCCTAAAAAACGATAAGCAAGTTTATACTTCCACAACGCACCATAAAAATATTCCGCAATAAAAGATATAATGACACTAGAGCATAATTTGGTTATAAACCAAATACAAAAACGAACATATGGTGATTCTTTGCAAATGATTTCAGTGGAGGAAATAGAAGTGAGATAATGTGAATATTCATGCCATTTATTATCTATAAAACAATGATGTTCTTGCATAAGCATACACCCTTTGCAAATACGACAAAGAGCCAAAACTTCTTTCTTCGATGGCACAAAGAAATATTTCGAAAAGCGATGGGTAGAAATAATAGTAAAGATAGAAGTGTCAATGTGGACAACCTCAGCTTGAGAATCGTCATAATAAACATCATTTTCACTATCAGTATCTTCATAATCCATGAACTGAGGAGCTTTGATAAGAACAGGTATAGTAGCTTCTATATACGAGAGTCGGAGATCACTTTCGCGAGCTGCATCTCTAACTTGCTCATAATTATCACGAGTCTCATCATTGAGTATGCTATTTATGCCAACCTCCACATTTAAATCATTTGCTGCTGCATAAAACTCATCACAAACACATCTCTGTGAAACTCTACCACATGTGGCGCATAATTTAACCTTGGTAAAGGCTTTATGAGAAGTTTCTGCTTTTATTTGAGTATTTTCATGTGCTATAGCTAATTCAGCGAATTTGTCTACAAAAGCATAAATATCGTCAAATTCTTGAACAACAACAAAAGTAGCACGATCATTTTTACCAGGTTCACATTTCAGTAAAGTGAAATTCCAAAAATTAGGGTATTCTCCTTCGCCAGTCATTGGAACTTTAGAAGGATCTAACATACCTCCATGCTTAGCATATTCTGGTTTAACTTGAACATCGGCTACATAAGGATAACGTCTATTAACAGCAACCGGAAAAGAAAATTTGGCATGTGTATTAAGATGTAAAGTATTTGTTGAGGCCAAAACTAATTTTGCTAACATGGGTGTACGTCCTTTATCAGCCAAATCAGCTTGTGTTGGTACAAAATTAGTGCTATTTATAACTTGAATTGTTTCACTAAGAGATTGATCAACAGTAGATACATTAGGGTGTTGAAAACCCACATCATCAAAATTAATACACCATTGTGTAGAATTAAAATTGGACCAAAATGGATCCATAGGATTACGTGTGTATTTAAATTCAGGACCTGTGTTCAAACGAAAAATTTGACCATAATGATGGTATAATATTTCAGTGAGAGCACTTTTAGCCACACCTGTACCACCATATAAAAGAAAACCAAAAGGGGGTCTTCGACCCATGCACGCAGCGCGTTTGGTGGTTAAGTCAGAATGAATAATTTCTAAATCATTAAGTGTTGACATTATAACACGTTTTTCAGAAGGACCAGCAGAACAAGAAAACTTGCGGATAGATCGGCCCTTTTCTATACTATCCTTAAGATCAGCTAAAAACTTAAAACGATCCAAGCCATGGGGTTCGGGATTGCTCATTAAGACATAATCTCGTTTAAGTTTAAGAGCTCCTTCATACCAAGCCTCGTGATGTTCTAAAGTATGTAATATTGGTTCAATAGAACCAACTTTAAAACATTGAAGGCCAACAGTGGCAACAAACGTTAGTGTATCTAACATACAATAAACAAAATCAGGGCCTAAATGATATTCGCGACGTAAAGCTTCCTCTTCTATTTTTGAATAACCGGCCTCCTTAAAATCTTTACCAACACTACTAGCATATGTTAAGGTCATGATATACATACCTAATTTATACAAACGAACACATAATTGCGAATTTTTAAACGCATCATAATTTTTAAGCAATTTGCGCGATGAAGAAAGTAGTTCAATAGTTTTATCTAATGATTCCATATCATCGGCTTGAGGTGTTAATTTGGTGATATAACTAGATGCAAATGCACTAAGGGCGGACATAATAAGTGTTTTAACACCAATTTTAATACCCCGCAATTTACAAAAAGTAACAACGGCTACAGCAATACATGTCTTATCATTAGCATTTAATAAATTATGTAAGAAGATCATGCAATCTTCAAATAATTTCATTAAATGATCCTCAGTTGGTTGAAGTGTAATATAATTTGAGGTAAAAGATGAAGACATTTGTTCTTCATTACCAGCGTAAGCCGATGATAAAGAATCTAGTATATCCAAGCCTGCGCCAAAAGCGCCTTCGCGAACTGAAGGTAAAAATGAATGACGTGCAGTTCGGGGGTTTGGTTGCATCCACTCAGGCAAAGCCTGAGGGATATATTTAACATCCGCATAAGAAGTAATGCGGGGAATAGCGTATAGTGTACGATCAATAGAAAGTACATGGTAAAATTTAGATGCGCGTAATGCGCTGGCTGAAGTGCGATAAGAGAACTTACGTTCAATACACGCACCAGCAACGTGATAGTGGCAAAATGCACACATAGGCCTAGTACGGCAATTTTTGTGAATAGAATTCACTGAAAGAGCGGTATAGGTAAATAACTTGATGTTCTTACACATACGACAGATGGTTGTTTTTAGACAACTTACATCTGGATGTGCACTAAGGCGAACGAAGGGAACAGCGGAGAGCATCGTCTCAGGCTGTTCGGAAATTGTTGACAAAACTTTTCGGGCAACCCGCATTCCCCCAAAGGAGGAGCCTGCGGCAGTTTCTACTGGCAAATCGGTGATAGGAATAATTGTGACCATGATAAGGATTTTTGGGTAAAAGTTTGTTTGTTTGTGTAGAAGGCGAAATCTACATTCATGCTGTGGTTTTTATACTAACAGAGTAATAGGAGGTGATAGGCGCTAAGCTATCCGATGCTCTTTCGACCGTAATGGGGGTCTAACTCCAAAGAATATCAATCTACCGAAGATTGATTTTTATACGCGTGTGCGTAAAGGGGACAGTTTGTGTACCCTAGGTGGAATCCGAAAAATAGTGTTGGATTCCAATTAGAGAACTAATAAAAAATTAGAACTCGGCGTAATAAATAAGGGAATAAATAAATAAATAAATAATAAATAATAAATAAATAATAATATATAAATAATAATAAATAAATAATAATAAATATATAAATAAATAAATAAATAAAATACCACATGGGATGGGTAAGTAAGGCTTTACACCTTCAGGCTAATCTCTTCGTGTTGCGTATCCCTGCAACTTAAAATAACTATAAAACTTTTTTAGGGGGTCCCATTTTTAGAGAAAAATGGTGAAAACTAGAAAATAATATCGAGTGTGACACTCGCAAAACCGATAATAACAATGATTATTGATCTTCTGTCTGACAAATGCAGTACAGTGATCAATGTCGAGCGCTTAATTGCATCATAATCGATGAATACAAAGAAGCGTTCTATCGAAATGTCAAATATAGATTTCGCTAAAGCGAAAACTAATGAATAGGAGGATTATAAAATCCTCC